CTCCAAACAACCAAATAACTAAACAACTAATCAACCAATAAACTCAAATCTCCATGGTGGTATCACCATACATCTGCTTCACCCTCTTCTGATTCTTCTGCGCCTCCGTGAGATCATCGAAAGCGTAAATGTTATCATTATTGTACAAGGCAGCAAAACCAACCCTATTGGAATCCACTTCTAAATCAGTGCGAGCGAACTCCCAAGTAGATAATAACATATTGAACTGATGAGAGTCGATGTTATAAACATCCGCGTATATCTTCCGTAGATGTAACACCTTCTCATAAGTCAAGAACTTCTCCTTATCGTTAATACTGAGCTTTAGTTCCTCAACATAACCCCTCTTCTTTCCATAATCCTTGCTAATCATCTTGCAAAGAATTTTCAGAATATCAGGGATCAAGCCGAAAGGCGACAACCAGTAGCCAACGAAATCTGCATGAATCGGAAAATCGATGTCACTCTGCATAGGAACATGAACATCCTCCGACCATGTCGTGACCCAGTTAAAAAGCTCCACTTTGTCAGCATTTATAAAACTATCATCACCTTTATAACCCTCACACATAACATTTGTCACCTTAGTAATAAGAGAAACAAACATCATGTTAAGCACCGTATTAGTAAAAAGGGTCGCCGCTTCCCCAGAATTCTTCTTCGCCTCGTTAAACAAAGACAATGCTATCGATTTCTGGCGTGCTCCCAAGCGCATCGCACGATACAATTCGATCATAGTCTCAGGAACAAACATCCACAGAACGACATCCTCAAAAAACTGAGTATCTGCATTCTGCCTCGAATCATATTCCTTGAAATCGTTAACAAAGGTCTGTTTCATAACCTCAAACATCGCCGAAATCTTTCCATCGAACTCCTCTTCTTTCATACCGTTCTCGAAAATCACCGTCTCCTTCAGTGCCTCCTTAAAACACTCCTCAATGGCACGAAACAACGGACAGAAAAGTGAATTCAAGGTCTTCGACCAAGCGGAGATACCTTGACCGCACTTGTCAGCGTCAATCGCCTTCGCCATAACACACTTCACAATTTCCTTCAAAAAGAAGTGAATCGAGAAGGTCTTCGTCTTGTCAGCTAGCTGTACGTTCAGGTCCTGAAAAATCCCCCCGTTTTTAACCATTTTCTCGATGACTGGTTTCATATGCCTACTGATTATCTCAGCGGAGACCTGCTTCCGCACCCTTCCCCCTTTGAAATACCTCCGAGCGAAATGATCTGCCAATTTCAATTTCAATTTCACCCACCCCGGATCGGGCGTGAGTTTCGCTTTTCCACTATACCTCGACACCTGGGTCAAGATGGTTGAGAGAACGTCGTCCTGCGAATACTTCTTCCCCAACACAGCCGCATCCAAGTCACGAGGTACCAGCGCGATATCCAGCGCATCCCTACACTTCACCCTCGCCTTATCCTTGAAATTGATATTATTGAGATCGTACGTCATATAAGCATATATGTTCTTCGCTCGAGTCCTCTTCACATTCACCATCAGATTCATCAACTCAGGCATGTAATTTATCGAATTCCTCCTCCAACCATCGAGCTCGTTCACCGGGAACGTATAACGGCACCGGGGGACATCTAAAAATCCTGATCATTCACCAGAGACGGCAAAACGATGTTAAACATCGTCGCATAATTGTCCGCAAACTGGTGGATCCTCGAAACCGCCTTCGAATTCTTCGATTCGTACTCCATGTAAAAATCTATTTCATGGGTCGCCCGCGACGCCAAAACAACACCATTCTCACGAAACCGCAAAGCCGCCGAGGCATCCCCTTCCCTCAACAAAGCATTCACCCTTTTAAAAGTCTGACCCTGACTTGCCTTCACAGTCTTGATGGCACACACCTCATTAAACTCCGTCACCGTCTTTCCACTCACAGTCAGAGCAGATCCCTTCACGTTAGAGCCGAAGGAATCTATATTATAGAAACCCACCTTCGTATCCTCGTTACGCAAAGAAACGACAGGGTATCCCCACACAGAGTTCAACATCGCGGCAAGAGAAGGTCCATACCTAAACGTAAAAGCAAAGGTAGTGACAGCTTCCCGCGGCACCAAATCAGCAAAACAACGCGGGGTCATAAAGCCCTTGGTATCAAAGAACTTCGTCTGTTCAATGTCGCCGACAATAACGAACCTCTTATAATTGTACAGCGCCAAGACAGTGACGAGATAATCAAACGACAACAAACTTGCCTCATCAATGAACATCAGGTCACCTTCCGCCGGCACTTCCGCAAGCTTATCCATCGTCTTCGTGATCGGGTCGAGGGTGAGATTGTATTCCTCCTTGAACTTCCTCATGATCGACTTCCGTGTGTCATTCATAACGCCCATCAAGGGAGCTATATAAACACACTTATGCTCCTCGAACCTCTCAACGATATGCCTAGTCTTTCCAGATCCCGCATAACCATTTATCACCTCGACGTCTCTCTCCGGGACAAACTTCGCGTAGCCACCCTCTTTTGCTTTCTTACACAGATCCTTCATTGAGGTCTGAAGCCTCGCTAACACCTCATGAACCTCAACCCCGAGATCGATCTTGTAATTGTCGCCCGCGTTTTCAAAACACTGCAGCGCCTCCGCCTCGGTAACAACACATTTAGCTACCTTTCCCTTTATCGTATACTTCTCGACGAGCTTCTTTATTTGACCTTTCGACAACATCACCAACCTCTTTCTCTCATCGAGACGACGTCTATTGAAAAGGAAAGCAGCCTCGGAACGCTCGCTCACAACCGGGAAATTATCTCCGTCACGAAGCGCCATATCATAATCGAGCGCAGAGAAGACCCTCTTATCTTTGAGAACCCTACTAGCCAAGGGTTCATTTTCAACGACGGGTACCCGGTCATGCATAAGACCCTCAGCTGGCTTCCGCCCGCTCGACGCACAAACAACGCCCGTTTCCCCCTTCTTCGAACTAATGACCTTCTTCGGTCTTTTTGCCCCCTTCTTCCGGGAAAAAAGATCAACACCGAACCTAAAACCGCTAGAGGCATTAGACTCAACATCCGAAGGAGAAACCACATCCAGGTCAACAACAACGTCAACAGGGGTTTTCATCCGTTCAAGAACCGACAACTCCTCACCCAAAGTGCTCCCCTCATCCGATTCACCGGTCTCTAAATCAAAATCTAGCCTCGCCTCAGCGACGACCAACTCTGCTTTCAACGCCTCCAGAGTCTCATTCAAAACTCGTTTCCTCTCAGTTTGTGCTACCAGAGCATCAGACATCAAGTCGACCTTCAAATCGTTCGTATACATCTCTTCATAGACAGCGATCGCCCTCCTCGACCGCTCCTCTTCCTTCAAATCATCGAAGATAGTCAAACCACGCGAAGCAATCTCCGCAAGAGACCACTTCTCCAGCAGGGCAACCTCCTTCCATTCCTTCGCAACCGACATCAGCTTCGACAGAGTGTGCCTTATCGAAGAGATATCATATTCATTGTAATCGTGCAAATCCGCAAGATCAACACGCGATTCAACATATTTCTGCGCCCTAGAAGCACGGAAGAAATGAATCAACCGCGGGAATGCATCGTTCAACTGCGTCTTCACAAACGTGTGAATCGCATCCCAAATCTTCCCAAGAAACCCCGACTGCATTTTCGCTCGCTTCCAACACTCACCGACATGATTCTTCGCAAAACCCCCCTGAATCAACGCGTAAAGAACAATCGCGTCGATCTGCTGCGGAGTGAAGGCACCTCCTTTCTGCAAAGTCGTCTTCCCAACGACAACGGACATAAACAACGACTGGACGTGCCCATAAACCTTCTCAACAAGGTTCTTGGGACTTTCAGCCCGAGCAACAAGACAAACGGCCGAATTTAACTTCTCCGTGTCCAACATCATCAACTCGAATTTCGGCCAAGCGTCAAAATACAACAATGGATTGTAAATCACCGAATACCCGTTAAACTTCGCCGGCATCGCCTTCCGAACGTGTTTGACAAGACGGGCTGCCCCCATCGCAACGAAACGAACAACACAAACCTCGCCAAAACTCTTCATGATCTCGAACCTATACAACTCGTCTTCGTGCACCACAAACGGTGAATACAACATCGACATCAAACTCGAATTCATGTGCGTATAACCATCGCACTGATCCGAGCCATGAAACATCATAAAACCGTCGGGAATCCTCGAGGTACGATCACAAGACCAATCTTTCAAAAAACTCTTGAGCAACATACCCCCAGGGAACGAATTACAAACGACATCCGCCGCGAGACCACCCAAAATCTTCGAATGCATAGGGGTCTCCTTCTTCGAAGCCACAAAATGAACATCAAGTTCGGGTGAGTAGTAAGAATCGACATACCTCAGCCCAAACGGAAGAATCACCGTCGCATACACCTCCTCAGCACCACATCTCTTTAACCGAGATAACATCGCAGGGATATCGACATCGTAAATCGAATCAAACAATATCGCCACATCGGCATCTGCGGTGCATTTCTCAACTCCGACCGTGCACAACTCCTTCGTCACGGTCACCTCAGTTGAAAGCGCCTTATTCAACTTCGTATACAGTGCAACCCGTTCCTCGACAGAATCCACCTTATCTTGCACCTCTTGCAACTTCTCCAGCTTCAAAGTGAGATCTTCCACCGTGGCATTCGAATGAGCAACCGAAATGCCAGTAATCACCTTCTTCGTCTGTTCGACGACCGCATTCAAAACCAACAGCTCCGTCTCAGCGTCCCTCAACTTCCTCTCAAGAGCTCTCTTCGACGACTTATACCGAAACTCATCGGTCGACTTAGGTTGAAGTGTACAAAAATGCAGATTCTCCGCATCCTGAAAACACGACACTTCTGTCTTATCGAACTTCGGACCGACCAATTTCACTCTCAAACCCGTGAAATCCATCGATGTAATGAAGCCCTGTGCATACTCGGCAATATATTTCAGGTGGGCGTGAGAGACATCGCGCGTTCCTGCATTAGGTTGATATATAACCAAACGGTTTTGTATCGCCGACATAACCGCAACCTCTTCGCTCGGGGACAGATAATACTTTCCAAGGGTCAACGCACTCTTCAGTATAGACGAGGAAACCGCACCAAGGGAACCATTAGTAGCATTGTACGCAATGGAACCAGCCTGCGTGAACGTTTTCACAGCGTAATTTACATCTTGAGAATATTGATTGGCCATTTGGAAATTCACTTTCACTCGCACTGTGTGATGTGTAATGTGTTGTGATTGTG